ATTGTAACGGGCTACGGGCTTGCAGGTGGCGATATATCGTCCGTTCTGGTAGATATGTACCTCGTTGATGGTTCCGTCGGCATCGGGCAGATAATAGGCATCTACCTTGTAGTTCCTCGGCTCCAGCTTTTCGATGATTTCCGGGCTGGGCAGTCCGTATTGGTTGTACATCACCGTGCAGTAGGTGTTCTGCCGGATGGTTGTTTCGGTGTGCTGCCCGATGAACCGGTAAAGAACGGCCTTGTCCCAAGGTGCAAGGTTCGGGTTCTGATGGGCGCAAAGCACATCCCATCGGCTCATGCCCGGATAGCGCTTTTGGTTGGGGTGAGGCTGCGCGTTGAAGGTCCGGATGGCGCGTATATCATCGGCTACCAGTTCTTCATAGCTGTAGGTCTTCACCTTGTAGGTGTTGTTCTTTTCGTCATACACCTTCTCTTCCTTCGGGCGGTTGGCTTCCAGCTTGGCCCACCAGCGACCGATACCTACCTGCGTGCGTTTCTCCACGCCGTACTTCTTTTCGCGGTTCTTGTGCTCGGCACGTTTTTCACGCGAGTTCCCGGGGTTACACCAGCGGATCAAGGGGAAAACGGTACCGGCTTGCATCAAGCCGTCGGCAAAGTCACTTACCAGGTGGTGTTCCACTTCCAGCTCGGCAGGGATATACATGCCGTTCCGGTCCAGGGTCTGGAACATGTTTCGCATGCAGTCCAAAAACAACTCGGTAGTCTTGTACCGGTTGTAGGCATATCCTACCACAGCGCCGCTCACCACATCATAGGCATAATAGGCTTTCACACGGTTGCCATCCTTCATCGGGCGAGGCAGGTCGCGGTCATCAAGGCTCACCTTGCTCAATGAGAACTCACCGATGCTGCGCAGATGGTAAGGGCGGTAGGCGTTGTTGAAATCCCATTGGCTCATGTGAAGCTTGGCTCTAAGGGCCTTGTTTTTGGGGTTGTTCAGGTAGTTGGCTACCGTGGCCGGACTCAATACCAGCGGATTTCCGTCCTTGTCGGTAAAGTCTGCCGGGTTCAACACCTCGCCGGTCTCGGGGTCATACAGTTCCAAATCACCTTGTACAAACATATTGTACTGCTCCCACACGGTGGTATTGAAGGGCTGCTCCGGCTGGGCATCGATGCTCAGCAGCAGGCGCTCAATGTCGTAGGTCACCTTCCGGCGGTTCTGGTTCATGAACTTGCGGCTGATAAGGCTTTCATAGCCGTTGGCCTTAAAATCATTCACACGCTTCTTGAAGCGGTTAGAACTCACAGGCAATGTGTGGCCGAACTCTGCTTGATAATAGCTGATGGCTCCTGCCAGTTCCCCCCAGTTCACAGGCCCGGCCTTCATCGCCTTCCGCATAAAGGTGGCATCCTCCATGGCACGCATCACAGCCTCGATTACCGAAGCGTTCACCGTATATTCCTGGATGTGTTCCGGCGGAAGGGCATCACCGTTGTCAAAGCGGAATCGGGTGTAGAACTCCCGGGCTTTCGCATCGATGTGGTAATGGCTGCCGAGCCAATTTCTTATAACGTCCTCTTTCATGTCTCCGTATTTTAGTTTTATCCTTTCCTGAAACCGCAGTGGCATGGTCGCTATCTCTACCAGTGCATAGCTTCCAAGCCCCTTGCCGGGTCGCACTACGTTGATTTCTTTCTTGGCCGCTAATTTCTTGTAATTGGGTACCGACAGGATGGGAGCAAGTTCTTCTTCGGAAAGAGTGGAAGGATGAACGCCTTTCAGCGTGCGGCTTCTGCTGTAGTCAGCCTTCCCGTTCACCATCACCGGTCGGTCGTCGTAGGTCAGGTCATTGTAGGATATGCACAATATCTTTCCATAATACTCCATTTCATTTCTGTTTATAAGGCGGCTGCCATCTGTTGGGTCTCGTGCTGCAGCTGCATGAAGTCTGATACAAACTCACATTGGTAGGTTTCGGTCCGTTTTCCGTCCACGTACACGTCCACATCGTTGGTCTTCCGTTGGACTACCAGTTTTACACGGGGACCGAAGGTGCAGGTCATGGTTTTCTCGCACTCTTCAAAGGTGGTTTCGCAGTTCGGGATGAAGTTCCCGTCGGTCAGTTTACCGCCTCGCTTCAGGGCAAGGGTACGGATCCGGCGGGCCTGGTCGCTGTCACGGACAAAATTCAGTGCCTGCCACACAGCCTGACGGCTGCACTTAAAGGTCTTCATCAGGAAGGTCTTTGTCTCGTTATCTGTCAAAATCTGCTTTCTCATTTTGTTATTTCTTTAAGATTGGGTATCTTTAGCGCTGTTTACAATGTTTACAGCCTTATGGATACTGATATGATACTTTTAAAGGCTCAGTTTCAAGCCTTGCGTGATTACTTTACATCCTTGTTGCCTACCATCTTTGAACATGACAAAGAGAAAGACGACAAAGTGTGGCTTGCTAAATACCTTCTATGGAAGTTTGAACGCGAGCTTCTCGCACCATTTGAGAATAAAGAAAAGCTCTCGCCTCTCGAGAAAGATAAGATATGTCGCCGACGGTTTCAGCTGCAAGTTCTGATGGACGTAGCTTATATCCAGGGCCGGCTTGAAGAATACGACATACCAAGAATAATAGATTCCTACGCTGCTGCTCAAGCACTTCAAGTCTTTCAGCAGTCTGAGGATGGGTCAGAAGAGCTGATGCTTCCTCTGATTGATAAGCTCTATCGCCCTGAATAGAACTTGAACCCTCGGGGTGCTTGCTGATTGCATTGCAAAGCACTCTCAGCGCATCTTCACATACGCAAGTCAAATTTTCCAATACACGGTAGGCATCCGAGTTGATCAACTCGCCCTCCGTCATGAACTGCTCGGCCAGGTCCATCGCCTGGTCGGCAATGTTCAGTGTGTGACTTACGCTTCCTGTTATGGCGAGCATCTTCTGCTTATACTGACGCTCTACTTTTGCTTGATTGATGTTCTTTGCCATAATCTGAATTTTTAAAGGTTAATATCGTGGGGCGCGGGGAATCGAACCCCGGCGGCTTTCTACGCTTTCTTATTTCGATTTACCAACTTTCCGGCCGTGCCTGCCGCCCCTGCCCGTCTTTCCGGGCTGCCAGTTATCCGGCAATCTATTTGCCTTGTTCTTCTATCATCGAAAGGACAACCTTCCTGTCTTCATCCCAAAGAGGAAGCCCCAATTCGATGGTCCGTTTCACCACTTCCACCTCACCGGCCAGCCTTACCGCTTCTTTGCGGAAATCAGTATCGTCATACGCATGCGCCTTGCCAATCAGGAAGTCGGTAAGGTTGTCGATAACTTCCTTTTGACGTTCACATTTCATTTCATAGTTCAGCACTCGCACATGAACATCACGGATAATCCGGCTGTCCCCATGTTTCTTGAAATCTTTGCAGAACTCATCCTTGTTCATCGAAGTGTTCAGATAAACCGCATGGATGTAATCAAAATCCTCTGCTGTAGGGGTTATCCCCGTCCGTTCCATAAATTCTTGCTGTGTCATAATCCTTATGTTTTTATTTTTCTTCTATATGTATCATATCCAGTATGTTGTCCGTCGCCATGCTGTTGCATACAAGGATGGCAGCCTTCACTCCGTTTTCCTTCATCCACCTCTTTGCTTCGGCAATGGCAGGTGATTTCTGCCAGCCGTCTGAAATGGCAGCACCCAAATCATTATAGTGCTCATCTGTCAGTTCAAACCAATATCGTTTCATTTTCTTTTATCCTTAAAATTCGCTAATCACACGCCTTTTTTGTATATTTGGCGCGCTGTTTACATCTTAAACACACTGCAAATATATAGAATTATTTCAATACACCAAACTAAATATGGAAGAAAATCAATATAAAGGCATGAATTTTATAGAAAGACTTCAATATTTCATGGAGAAAAAGGGCATAAATGACAATCAAATGACTGTCAATGCCGGTCTTTCTGTTGGACTTATCGGGAAAGCAAAGGTGTCTGGCAAAGGTATGAGCTCAATGAATATTGAAAAAATTCTATTAGCCTATCCAGAATTATCTGCCGATTGGTTACTTACTGGTGCAGGTAGCATGTTGAAAGATGATTTGAACGGCATTCAAACAGCAGACAAAGCCAATCCTTCGACTCTGCCTACAACATCTATGAACCCATCTGTCGGCACACCATACTACGATGTTGACTTTATTGGGGGATTCGATGAGGTGTTCAACTCTCAGGTAAACATACCCGCCACCAACATCGTAATAAGGGGATTCGAAAAAGCCAGCCTCTGGTGCAATGTCACCGGCCACTCCATGGAGCCCAAAATAAACCATGGCGACATCATCGCCCTGCGACAATGCACACTCAACGACATCCAGTATGGAGAAATCTATGCAGTGGTATTGGACACCATCCGTACCATTAAAATCCTGCGCAGGTCGCCGGATCCAAGCAAGTTGCGCTTCATTCCCATCAATACAGAGGACTACGATGAGCAGGAATTCGACAAATCACGCATCATGAATGTCTTTGAAGTCATTGGAAGCATCAGCAAGTTCTTCTAA